ATGGCAGACATGAAGGGGGAACTTCTCGGGACACAGGACAAACGAACGGCCCAACGATTGGCAACGCAGATCAAGGGATTGGCCGACGCGGAGAAACTCGAAATCTTACAGTCGAAATACATCTCGATCGACGAATACCGACAAGCGAACGTGAAGCTGGGCGCGGCATTGAAAGCGGCGGTCAACAAGTCGCAGGTCGATTTGCCTCCAATGTTGTTCGGCCTGACGCAACACCAGATGCAGAAGGTTATCCGTGATTATATGGACAAGATGCTCGAAAGATTGAGCGACAAGAAAAGCGATTTATGGTGACACTCAGTGAAAAGATCGATCAGGGACTCGACGCATTCCGCGAAGCATGCCGACCACCGCAACGATTGCTGCCAAGCGACTACGCTCACGATCGGGTGGCAATCTACGAAGGCAAATCGCCGCTTTACGACAAGACGGCGACGCCATGGATGAATGAACCGCTGGATCGACTCGCGGATCCAGAATGCACTGAGATGATTCTTCTGGCCCCAACGGGATCGGGGAAAACGACGATGATGGAAGCCGCGCTGGCGTATATCGTGGCCGAAGACCCGGGGCCGACGTTGGTCATCGGGCAGACGAACGAAACAATCTCGGAATGGTTCGAAACACGGTTGATGCATACATTCCGCGAAACCGCGGAAACGAAGTATCTGATCCCGACAGGAAAGCACCGGCACAAAGCGCGGAAGGACGCGGTCATTTTCTCGCACATGACGCTGTTCTCGACGGGCGCGAACATGTCAGGAACTCAAGCGCGATCGATGCGGCGGGTGATTGGTGATGAGATCCACGAATGGAAGCCTGGTATCGTTCGACAAGCGGAAGCGCGATTGCACGACCGATGGAACCGGCAGTTTATCCTGGTATCTCAGGGCGGCGTGATCGGTGACGATTGGCACGGGAAATGGACGCAGACGAATCAGCACGAACGGTTTTTTCGGTGTCCGAATTGTGATCACGAGCAAACTTTCGCCTGGCAGAATGTAAGATTCGACGAAATCGATGACGCGATCGCAGCCAGTAAAACCGCGCGCATGGTTTGTGAAAACGAAGAATGTGACTTCGTGATAACGGAAGATCCGGTGCTTCGCCGGTCACTTTCATCGGGAGCATATTACAAGCAGACGACGACCGGGATGGATGGATCGCACGGGTATCGGTTCTGTATGTTGGAAAACTGGACGATCCCGCTGTCACGATTGGTTTACGAAAGGATCATCGCAATGCGCGAAGTGAAACGCGGCAATCTCGAACTGCTGAAGTCATTTATTCAAAAACGACTCGCGGATTTTTGGAACGATCAGAAAGAAGACGAGCGGCCCGAACTCACGGGCGGTGGGTATTCGGTGAACGACTACGCCAGCGGCGAACCGTGGGAAGATGAGCATGTTCGGTTTATGACGCTGGATCGCCAGCAAGACCATTTCTGGGGCTGTGTTCGGTCGTGGACTGGTAACGGTGATTCACGGATGCTGTGGTATGGCAAAATCGACACATGGGATCGAGTGAAGCAGATACAAGAAACCTACAAGGTGGGATCAAGAAAGACCGTGATCGACTGCGGATACCAGAAAGATGAAGTTTACAAACGATGCGCGCAGTATGGGTGGTTGGCATTACGGGGTGACCAGCGCGATAACTATCCACACCGGACGCAATCGGGGAAAATGATCCAGAAATCATATAGTCGATTCCAAACGGTCCAGGCATCGAACGGCGCGAAAACGATGGTGTGCTTTTGGTCGAACTTGGCGATCAAGGACACGTTGCACCAACTGAGAACCGGTCAAGGTGTGCGCTGGGAAATCCCTGACGACGCCGGCAGTGAATACCTGCGACAGATTGATGCGGAAGTTCGCCGCGGTGAAGGCAAGACGGCGATGTGGAAGAAGCGCCACAACGACAACCATGCGGTGGACTGTGAAGCAATGCAGATTGTTCTCGCGTCGATTCTGGGTCTGATTGGATCCACCGATCCCGAACCAGAAACCTGATTTTTGACACGCGCCGAATGACATGGACACATCGGCGGCCAGTCTAGTGAAGGCGTATTACGACGCGGCACAGGACGATCCAAGTATTTTGCAATCTCTCATCGCTGCCAGATCGGCGGCGCTCACTGGTATGTTGTCGAAAGGTGGCGGGAATACGCTCACGAATTCGCAGAAAAACGGCATTTCGTATTCGGTTCTCGTGTCATTGCCAGAAACTACCAGGCTAACAGTCATCAATTCCGCGATTTCTTTCATCAAGCGCGGCATTCGGCCATCATCAAGAACTGTGGGAGGATTTTACTAAGCCATGATTGTCAACCAATTCGGAGAACCTTACAAATTCGCAAAAGGCGCGCAACGCAACACAACAGCGCGACCATGGGAGCCGGTGCAGATGCGCGACATCGGCACGTTGATTCCTTCATGGGATCGGAAGACGCTCGTGTCGGCATCGCGCAGGCTATACACGAACGAAGGAGTTCTACTGGGCGCGATCCAACAGAAGGCGATGTATTCCGTCGGCCGTTCATGGCAAGCTCAGTCGCAATCGAAGGATTCTGAATGGCAGAAACTCGCCGAAGAAAAGATCAACGAAGAATGGTATGGCATCTGTGATGTCAAAGGAGGTATGCACGATTTCAAAACTTCGCTTTACCAAATTTCGTGCGCAATCGATCGCGACGGTGAAGCGTTCATTTTGTTGACGAAGACGGATGACGACTACCCACGAATTCAGCACATTCCAAGCCACCGGATCGCGACACCGCAGGACATGCGCGACGGCAAGCTCACATCGGGATCATACCGTGGTCTGTCGCTAACTGATGGCGTGATTTACAGCAAAGGCGCGCCAGTCGCGTTCTGCTACGTCGATGAAGATCAGAAATTGATCCAATACCTATCAGCGCGCGACTGCATCCACCTTTACGATCCGTCATTCCAAGAACAAGGCCGCGGATTGCCAGCAGCAACTCACGCACTGAATGATCTTCGCGACGCGCTGCAATCGCACGATTGGGAACGTCACGCACAGTTGATGCTATCATCGATCGGACTGATCGAATACAACGACACCGGATTGCCGGATCCAGATGATCCGGCAAACGTTCTCAACGGATCGACGGCCGCATGCGGTGACAAGGGACTGATCCAGGAAACTTACAGCGGCGGGCAAATTCGATACTTCGCAGCCAAGTCAGGCGGCAAACTCGAAACGATCAAGAACGATCGCCCCGGGGACATGTGGGAATCGTTCCAGAACCGCATTTATCGGAAAACGCTCGCCGGAATGAACTGGCCGTATTCGATGATCTGGCACGCAACCGGTCAAGGAACCGCAGAACGGGCAGACCTTGGACGCGCGCAACGGGCCGTCGAAGATCGCCAAGACCTGCTGGAATACGCAGCAAAGCGCATGGTCGGTTACGCGGTTGCAAAGTTCATCAAACGCGGCGATTTGCCAGCGAACGATCAATGGTATCGCTGGAAATTCAGCTATCCAAAGAAAATCACGATCGACGACGGCCGCGTATCGAAGGAACTCATCGAAATGTGGAAAGCTGGGTTCCTGAATCCCAACGACGTTCTGGGCTATCTCGGCAAGACACCGGAAGATCACATTGACGAACGCATCAACTATTTAGTCATGCAGAAGGTCAAGGTCGCGAATGCAAACGCGGCGCTTCCTGATGGAATCTACATCGAAGATCGCGAAATGGCGATGCTAACACCCAACGAAATGGCGACCGATGGCAGTCAACCTACAACCAACTGACGAGATGGCACAGGAAGCCACGCGCGGCCTTGAATGGCGGCGTGAGTACAATCGTGGCGGCACCGAAGTCGGCGTGGCCCGCGCGCGTGACATCAGCAATCGAATGAATCTATCACCCGAAACGATTGGGCGAATGGTTTCATATTTCGCTCGTCACGAAGTGGATAAACAAGCCGAAGGATTCCGACCAGGTGAAGACGGTTATCCATCAGCCGGAAGAATTGCATGGGCGCTGTGGGGCGGCGATGCTGGTCAATCGTGGGCAAACTCAAAACAAAAACAACTCGAAGCAAACAATATGATTGAGATCGAAAACAAGGCCGCGAAGGTCAAACTCACAGACAGCGTCCACAAACTTAGCGTGGATGAAGTTATCGAACAGATCGACAAGGTTTACGGACAAGCAGCCGTCGAAGCCTGCTATTCATTCGGTGACGTGGTCGCATCCGCGGACGGCGCGGTTGATACGCTCGAAATCGAAATCCACTCAGCCGGTGGCAGCGTATTTGATGGCTACCGGATCTATAACGCGATGAAGGAACTCTCGGCACGCGGGGTCAAGGTAACGGCGAAGATCAACACGATGGCCGCATCAATGGCATCGGTTATTGCCATGGCCGCAGATCGGATCCAGATCGCCAGCAATGGACGAATCATGATTCATGATGCAAGCGCAGGGCAACATGGCAATGCCGGACAACTTCGCAAGACTGCCGACATGCTGGATCAAATCAGCGACGACATCGCTGCGATCTACGCGGAACGCACAGGAAAAGACAAATCCGACATCAGAAAAATGATGCTCGCCGAAACATGGATTCGCGCAAATGACGCGATCGAAATGGGATTTGCTGATGAAATTTTTGACACGAAAACTAGTGCAATGAGTATTCTCGACAAATTCAAACCCGACGCGGCCCTTGTTGAAAAGGTTTCTGGATTGGAAGCATCGCTGGCCGATGCAGAAAATCAGATTTCCGAAATCACCGCATCGCTCGCCGAAGCTCAAAACGATCTTTCTGTGGCACTTAGCGAACTGGCCGAAGCTAAAGCCGAAGCCGAAGCGAAAGCACAATTCGAAGCATCGTTAAACGAAGCTACCGCCGAACTCGAAACGTTGAAAGGCGAACTCGAAACGGTGAAGGCATCGGTCGAATCCCGCGCTGCTGAAATTCTCGCCACCGCCGGTGTTCCTGCGTTGGAAGACGTCGGCGCTGAATCCACACCGTCGATCCGCGACCAATACAACGCTTTAAAATCTCCCCAGGAGCGCAACGAATTCCGCGCGAAACACTGGGATAAACTCATCAATCAATAACAATCTACAACCATGGCTAATACATTTGACTCCGCCCTTGTCGTCGATGTCCTTCGTGACACCGCTATCACCGTTCTTCAATCTCGCTTGGCTCCGCTCAACGCGTTTTCGCAGGACTTCTCCGCTGACACCATCGCACCTCGCCGAACTGTTCAGGTGCCGATCGCGACCGCTGGAGGCACAACTCAAACCAACGCGACTAACTTCGAAAGCGGCGACAGCACGCTCGACAACGTGGCCGTTACGGTTAACCAATACACCAACTCGTTCGCGCTGACGAATACCGAAATCAACCAAGGTTTCCGTATTGAGAACATCGCCAAGATCAACCTTCACCAACTGGCGAACAAGATCATCGACGTAGCTTTCACGCCGGTAACGACCACCAACTTCGGCGCCGCTGTTGTTGACGTGAACACCGCTGCTGATTTCGGCGTGGCTCAACTCAGATCTTTGTGGGGCGCCTTGAAAGATGGCGACGTTCGCAACGTGATCTTGGATGGCGACATCTACGCTCAGTTCCTTCCTTCCAACCTTGAAGCCTTCCAAATCGCTTCCGGTGGTAAGAACGTCGGCATGTATGGTTTCGACCTGTTCACCTTCAACAACCGCTGGAACGGTGCTGGTGCAACGATCAAAGGTTTCGCTTGCTCTCCCCAAGCCATCGCCGTTGCTTCCGGTCTGCCAGTTAGCTCGCCAGTTGACAGCTCGATGATTTCTCAGGAAAACATCGTGATTCCTGACCTTGGCCTGACCGTCCAGATGAATATGTGGACAAGCCCATCGACCCGCGCACTCTGGGCATCCTACGATGTGATGTTCGGCGCTGCTAAAGGCGACGGTTCCGCATTGAAACTGGCCGTTCTTACTCCGTAATGAACTTCATCGTTTGCAATAAGAATTCGGCAATCATCGCTTCCCTTTACCGGGAAGCGGTGAACGCTGCTCAAGCTGTTGCAAACGAAACAGGCGAACCTTGTCGAATCTATCGACTACCGCCTTTGCTTGTTGAAAATGTCGTAAGACCTGCTAAAGTATCTCCAGATCCTGAGCCGGTCAAAGCGACCAAGAAGGCAAAGCGTAAATAATTTTCTTCGGTGTGTGTTTCATGACAAAAGCCTGGTGGATGCGTCCATCAGGCTTTACTTTTGACACGCTTCCAAGGGCATGAGCTTATTGGATGACTTCATGCTATCCCACAACGACGAATGTGATTCGACGATGGGAACAAGCGTTATGATTTGCGACGGTCAAACATTTAACGTTGTGGCGAACTTAGCCAACAAAACGCTGGACGGCGATCTGGGTGGAATGGAACCCATCGTGCAATCAACTGTTACCGCTCAACCAGGTGACGTGACGAATCCACGTGGACTGTTGAATAAACGATGCACGATTGATGGCGTATCGTTCCGCGTTCACGGCGTGGACGTCGGCACGGTGGCAGTGCATTTCTCGTTAATTGATCCGAACGAAAGCCGATGAACGTGAAAATCCAGATCGAAGGCAGCAGGGAAGCATTGGCGAAATTGCGCCAGTATGCGGAACTGACTGGCAACGGGATCGAAACAGGCGTGAAGGAAATCGGTGTCGCATCGGCGCGCGCATTGGCATCGAAGGTTCAGCCGTTCGGATTCAAGAAGATTGATAAATTCCAGTCATCGATCGAAGCGCAGGTCAAACGGGCTATCAGAAACGCGAACGTTCAAGGCGCAACTGGCAGCATTGCCAACGCTCACAAATCGCGTCGAAACTTTAAGGGCCAAGTCAGCAAAGAACTCACGACTAAGGGCCGATACCCTAGCGCGCCATTCGATCCGCAACAACGCGCAGCATTGCAGAAACGGAAAGCCGACAATGCTGGCATGGCGAAAGGCGCATGGATCGAAGCAGGGAATAAGCTCGTCACGGTGGCCAGCCGGTCACGTAGGGCATTGAAAAAGATCAATGTGACGCAAGTCATCATGCGACATGCTGACAAGGGCCACGGTATGGCGACACTGGCCCGTAGCGGTATCAACCTGACAATCTACCTAACCAACAAACTCAGCTACATCCGGCGCACGATGAAGAACAGCCACGTTCAATCTGCACTCAAATCCGGATTGCTGAATGGATACAAGCGCATAGACGCGCACATCAAACGCGAAACCAAAAATCTTTCAAGCATATGACCAGCGACTTCATCAAAAACGCACTGATTGACTATTTATCCGGCCAAGTGAACATCCCGGTGGTCGATAGCGAATCAACCGACGAATCAGAATTGCCATGCGTAGCCGTAAAAATCACGCAATCGCAGCGGGTTTCATTGGCTCTGTCGAAGGTCGAATCAATCAATATCGAAGTGACTTATCGGGAACATCAAGGCGACGAAAACCGCGAAACGATGGAAGATTACAGCTCGGTAATAAATGATTTGTTGATCGAACCCGGTGCAATCAAAGCAGCAATTAACGCGGCGATCGATGACGGCGTGGTGGTGGATTTCTTGCAGTTCTCAGGTGGTGCGCCTTCGTGGGATGAAGCGACCTTCCAATGCACGTTCGAAGGCGTATGCTACGCCCAACGCGGCACTGTCGCTTGAATTTTTGACACGCTTGTAAAAGCATGGCAACTTTACTTGGCACGACGAACGGCGTTTTCGGCATCGCTACCCAGCAGACAGGATTTCTTCTCGACGGGTCATCGCAAACCTACGAGCAAGACGAAAAAACGGTGAAGAACATTTCCGGCGATGATACCGGGATAGCGTTCTACAATGAGCGCATGACGTTCTCGCTTTCTGGTTTCATCCCAGCATCCAGCGCATTCTCCGGCACGATCGCGGCATCCATCACGCTCGCCACGACGCCAACCGATCACTTGATTGGATCCATGAGCGGCGGTCTATACGTCACCAAATCGATCACGACTACGCAAGCAAGCGAAGAATACCGCCGGATCGAACTGAGCGGCGCATATCACCCGCTGATCGCTCCGTAACGCCATTCAAAACAGAATATGAACAAGCCAAGATTTGAAACCCTAGACGGGGAAACATCCAACGCGAAGATTGCATCCACTGCCATCGCGTTGGATGTTCCGTTAATGGCCGACAACCCGTGGACGGTCGCGGCTGGGGAAGGAATAAAAGGCACGCGCGTGATTTGGCATTTCAAGGGCAAATCGCCAGATGGGAATTCAATTGCTGACGTGACAAACGCGTGGAAAAATGACGCATGGATTGAGAAAAATCCGAACCACGAAATAACGCGGATCAAGATCGCATTCGACGCGCTGTCTAAGCTCGCAGACACGGCCAAGGGGTCATCGCGGCATTTCGATTTGATCATGCCACGTGATACGATCAGCAACGCATCGACGGCAATGGCGGCAACATTGATTGCACTGGGCCATCCATGCCGTGGATACACCCGGGGCAACGGGTGCTTGTTCTGGCATTTCGATCGTGCCGCGGCGTCAGATATGGCGCTGTGGTCGGATCGGGATCTGCACGTCAAACTACCAGGCGCGATGATTTCGTATGTGAAATGTGCGCTACTCAACTGGAAAATCCTTCTTACGGAATGCACGGCGCCGCAATATATCGCGGTGCAACACGGAACCCGGACGGCCTTCGTCGGTAAAGGTGCCGACACGAAAACGCAAGAAACTCTCGAAAAACTACTATTCAGAAAATGAAAATCATCGCAGGAAAAACACTTAAACCGCTCACGGACTTCCGATGGGCGACCGTACGCGCTTACGTACAATCGGACAAAGGGAAACAACGTGAAGCTGGTGTTTCGGCGGTGTTCGCATTCGCGGCACTGGCACTGTCGGAATCGATCGCCGAAGAAGTCATCTACCATAACGATTTTGACGCGCTGCACATGAAGGCGCTCGAAATGGGTTCGATGCTGACGAATGACGAAGCGCAATCAATCAGCGACTACATCAACGACACGCTGGGACTAACTGAGGCGGCTCAGGTCGATACGCCAGAGGGAAAGCCGTAAACCACGACGCACCGGATGAATCGTATGGTGCAATCGATGTGTTTTGCAGTGAATACGGGTGGACGGTGAACTACGTGAAGTATGAACTACCAATGGACGAAGCGGCGAAACTGTTTCATGCGATTCTTTACCGGAAAGGGATCAAAACGTATCGTCGGAAGATTGAATCTGTGGCACACGAACCGCTTTCGGAACGCATCGCGCGAATGGAAATTGACACGAACCCAGAGTTAGAAGGGATCGAATTTTAATGAGTCTGACAGTAAAAATCAAAGGTGACGCGTCGCAGTTCGATAAAACGATGCGCGGGGTGAAGGCGAGTGTGAGCAAGCTGCCATCAGCACTAGGAAGCGCCGGTATTGGTGCGGCGGTCGCTGGACTCGCTGCCGGATTCGTGGCCGTCGGAAAGGCCGTTGATTTCATGCAGTCGGCATCCGAGAAGGCGGCCGGTATCGAATCGCTTACCATGCAATTCGAAACGCTGTTGGGATCATCAGGCGCGGCAAAAAAACGCATGGAAGAAATCGCGAAATTTGCGGCATCGACACCGTTTGAAATCGCGGAACTGTCAGCGACTAGCAAGCTATTACAGACAATGGGCGGGAATTTACTCGCCACGGGTGAAGGACTTCGAATGGTCGGTGATGCTGCTGCGATCACGGGTCAACCATTGCAGGAAGTAGGATTGCACATCGGTCGATTGTTCAACGCGATCACAAGCGGAACCAGCGCCGGTGAGTCTGTCAACCGATTGCAAGAACTTGGATTGATGACTGGCACGGTAAAGCGTCAATTCGAAGAACTCGCTGAAGCTCAGAAGAAAGGCAAGAAGCCGATTCTTGATCAGTCGCAAGCGTTGACGCTATTGAAAGGCGTTTTCCAATCAACTGATGGGGCAATGGCGCGACTATCCACCACGACAGAAGGTCTAAAATCGAATCTGAAGGACAATGTTGACACCTTGATGGTGAAGTTCGGGACTGGTTTCAACGATGGATTGAAAGTCGCATTGACTGCGGCGAATGATTTCTTGCCACAACTAGGGAAAACATTTGAATCTGCTGGACTGGTCGTTGGTGATGCAATGGCAAAGGCCGTTGAAGGTGATACTGAGCGATTGGTGAAAATCGGTGCATTTATTGGCAGGGTGATAGCTGAAGGGATGAAAGCAACGTTTTTCAAAGGGGTTGACGAATTGTTGCCCTTTACTGGCAAGAGTTACAGCATTGAGTCATACATGAGAAATGCTGTGGAAAACATAAAAGAAAGCCCGGAACTTCAAGCAATGAAAAACGCTGAATCAGATGTGCGTTCATCACGAATTGCTCAAAATCTTGGCGCTGGACTTGGTCAATATACAGCAGCGACCATGGCAGGGATCACTGGAACACAACCAATGAGCTACGCGCCACCAAATCCTTTCAATCAAGAAAACATGAGCACGGCGGTAACGGAAGGCGTTATTCGCGCATTCACCAAGAAACCACTTCTTTCAACATTCTCAAACTAATATGGCAGCAACAATATTTGGAATCGGCGAAATATCACCTCAACCAGGCTTTTCAGCGAAGCAGTCGGAACAAGGTGGATGGGTGGCAAGTCACGAGTTTGCGATTCGGGCGGCTGACTTTGATGATCTTCAATCAGAATTCGTCAAAGGAACGCTGCTGGCTGATCTGGATCCTGATATTCCATATCCATTTTCTACGTTCCTACGTATCACCGAAGTCGAATTTTCACGCTCCGAAGGCGACTTGATTTTCTTGCAAGTCACGGCCACGGGAAGCGGGGTGAATCAATACGAAGAAGATGGACTAGGCACTGGCGCTGAACCGACTTATACGCTCAATGCACAACTGACTGATGCGCCATTATCTGATCATCCAAAGTATGTATCACTTGATTTAGAGGAACGATTGGCGCTTGAATTATTATTGAGTGGTGAAGTCGTTTTCAATGTTTCAACTGGTCAAATTTGCAGCGTCGGCGAAAATGCTGTTCTGACACCGCTTCCATACACTCTCGGCGCGGACGCTATCGAATTCGCCACATTGATCGCGAGGGGAATCACCACCTACTTAAAGACAAGCATCACATGGCAAGAATCAACCGAAGGCATCGATCAACTAGCGACTGAGCAATTGACAAATCTCGGTAAAATAGCAACACCCAGAGGAAACCCGCCAACGCCAGCAACTAGGGATTGGCTATTAACGACGGTCAGTTCAAGTCAACAGGGTGAGCTTTACCGGACGAACCTAGAATGGACACAAAGCGAACGAGGTGGATGGAATCAATTTCTTTATGAAGATTAGAAACGGCGACACTCCAATTCAATTGCCTGACATCGTGAAGGTCGGCGATCCGATCACGGCACGATGGGCGAACGGTATCAGGACAGCGGTGCAACGGTTACGCGATCGAACACCGGTGGCGACGTTTGGGCGGCAGATGCAATACGTTCATCCGTTTAAGATTATAGCAACGATCGAAGAAGAAGAACCGCGGATTTATGTTTCGCATGGGGTGGTTACGTATCAGGAATGGGACAACACCGATCAACCCACATACAAGGAAGCGGATGTTTATTTTGATTCCGTAGCACTCACGGCGCTTCTCAACGATCCTTTTTCAATTCTAGACGTTGGGTATTTCGTCGCAGCGCCAAGCACGGACTACGGCGTATGGTTGAAGGTGAAACGCGCACCAACTGGAGGGGTTGACAATCCAAATGCAAGCAGTGAACCATACACCGGGTTGGCTTACGCTGGATCAACAACTGGATGCGAAATCCTTGTTTCCAGCACATCAATCGAAAAAACGCAGACACCGACGTATGACGACGATTATGATTTCGTCTATCTCGGCAAGGTCGCTTTCGACGCAAACGGTGGGGCAACTGTGCAACAATTCCGCAAATCCGACATCATCACCGGAATCGTGACATGGCCCGTTGGTTTCAATATCGTCAGCGGTGATGCAGGAAACAGCATAACACTTGGTTCCGACAACGGCGCATACTACAACGAACCTGATCCGCCTTAATTTTGACACGCTCACATAGTCATGGCCAACGAGATCACGCAGAACATCCAAATCAGCGCATCGAAAGGCGGCGCCGACGTTAACATTGCCAGTCGCGAACGGTTCAACATGGCCGGCAATGACATGTCGCAGTTGACTCAGAATATCGGCACAACCGCCGAAACGCTGAACCTTGGCGATATCACTGGAGCGCCGCGGCAGTTGGTGGTGAAGAATCTCGATCAAACGAACTTCGTCGAAATCGGCGGCGATTCCGGATTGACGGTGTTTAAGATCAAGCTGCGCCCGAATGACTGCTGCGCATTTGAGCCGTCCAGCGGCACGGTTTACGCTAAAGCCGACACCGCATCTTGCCTTGTTCAAATCATCGCGATCGAACTGTAATCATGGCCACCTTCGCCACATATTCATTCCCTGACACATTCAGCGGTGACACGCTCGACGCGACGCCGTTCACGGTTACCAGGACACCGACGTCGTTGGCCACACTGGTCAGCGTCGAAGTCGATTTCCGGCCGAATAACGCGAATAGCTGCGTCACATCCTTGACGCTTTCCAACGGGAACGGGATCACGATCACGAACGCGACAACATGGGCATTCACCGTGAACCGGATCGCTTCGTTGAATCTGGATCCGGGGTATTATGTTTGTTCATTCAAATTCACCGATTCCGCGGGACGGATCAGAAACTACCTTCGCGGCAACATCACAATCTTACAACCTGAAACACGCTAACCATGGGTGAACTCGTAGAACTTGACGTGACCACAGTCGAAGAATCCGTAACGGTGAACGTGACGGAAGAAGGGCAGGTGGATATCGCGGTATTTGCTGAGAAGGGCGATACCGGCCCAGCAGGCCCAGCAGGGCCGAATAGCGTGACGAGCGCGACTACTAGCGATGGGACTGCATCGTTGAACGTGTTGTCTGTTACCGTTAGCGATGATGACGGGTTTATTTATACTTCGGGTGAAAATGCTACTATTAGCACGAGTGGGGCTAATGCCTATATTTTGACCGATG